TACTTATCATTATAATTAATATGAGAATCATTATAGTATTATGTCTATTTCCGCTATTGAGTCAAGCACAATTAAATAAAAACATCTGGAAAGCATCGGCGATCCAATCATTAGCTGGGTTTGCAGATGGAACTAATCAAGCATATCTGTTTCATTATCATGGGCAATTTGGTAATATTAGACCAAATGAAGAAGCTTGGCGGAATAAATGGGCTAAAGATGGCAATGGCATTACTATAGTAGGGAAAGAACGATTCTGGCTATCAAGCCGGTCTTTGGTGTTTTTAACGGATTTTCACCATTTTACGAGGTTTGTAACACATAGATCAAATGAGGGCAGCGCTTTGTTATATGCTATTGGTCATGGTGTTAAAAGAAAGAAATGGTATTGGTATTTGGCTGATTTTTTTATCATGTTTAGCGCTAGAAGCATTGGTTTTTATGGTAGCTATGAAATTATTTTTAAATAATCCTAAAAAAATATACAAGCAATATGTTATTGTGTGTATATTGCATTAAATTAATTATTAATCTTACATTTAAAAACTAAAAACTATGAAAAATCGTAATCAAAAAATCCAATCATTAAAAGAAGGCGTTAAATTCAATATTCCTTTAATTGGTTCTAGAGGCAGAATATACAGAGTAACAGAAAAAGCCATCCAGATCAACTGTGCCAATAACGGAATGTTATGGATACCAAAAATGCAAATTAACGACATTGACGAAACAACTGGCGAAATACTTTTAACAAATGGGAGGGTGCGTAAAATTAATAGAAAACGACGAGGGTCAAGCGGAGCATATTAAAAACAAACAAATAAACTACAGAGGCACACAAATAAGTCCTCTTTTTTTTTAAATAATCGTCAAAAAAATATACAAGGTATTACTTATTGATTGTATATTGCATTAAATTAATTATTAATCTCTCATTTAAAAACTAAAAATTATGAAAAAATTTTATATTAATGACAAAAAAGCAACTGTTTTAATTTGCAAATCTCAAGCAGAAGCGGTTGAATGTCTTGTGGTTTTAGAAAATTCTAATTTTGCAAAAGATATGTATATTTCCTCAAGATCGAAAAAGTGGCAATACACTTGGGATTCTATTAAATATTATTTAATAAAAGCTGGATTAGATCATACTTTTATATCTAAAAAATAAAACCTATGCAAAATCCAAAAATTAAATTTATTGACGTTTTAAAATTACAAATATTTGTAATATTGGCGTTGTGGTGGCTCATCAATATGGGCGCATAAAAATAATTTTTTTAATCATTTGATTAAATAGTGTAATTTCGTTGGGAGCGGCTGGAGGGTCGAAACTCCGGCTCTCAACTTTTCTAAAAAAAAATAATAAGTTATGCCAGGAAAACCAATATCAAGAAGAATATCTGCAAAGCCATCAGATAAATATGATACTCATTATCTTAATAGATCAGTTCATATTCATAAGTTAGTTCAAATGTATAATCTCACTTATGAAAAAGCTTATAAGAAATATGGACATTTAATAGATGAAAAAGGAATGGTCAATAGAGATGAATTGCAATTGCAAAATACTTTATAATGTATACGTATGCTCTGCGCTGGTGTATATAACGGCTTGGCTTATCATATGAATTTAACAATGCCGAGCCGTTTTAAAAAAAAATAAACTAAAAACTATGATTAAAACTGGAAGTGATTTTAGCGGAGTTGGTGCATTTGACCAGGCATTAAAAAGATTAAATATTAAATATGAAACAATATTCGCTTGCGATTGGGACAAATACGCGAGACAGACATATATTGAAAATTACGGCGAACCAAAATATTTTCCTAAAGATGTTTATGAAAGAGAAATACCAAATGAAAGTTTAGATATATACATGACATCACCACCTTGTCAAGCTTTTAGTTTAGCTGGAAAACGTAAAGGCGAAGATGATGAAAGAGGTATTTTATTTTATAACTCTCACGAATTTATACAAAAGAATAAGCCGAGATATTTTATTTTTGAGAATGTTAAAGGTTTATTGTCTGATGCAAATGGCAATACATTTAAAGTCTGGTTGGATATGCTAGGAGGTAAATCTGTAAATGGTAACGCAGTATTGTTTCCGAATGAAAACTCAGCATCATATCATATATACTGGCAAGTTTTAAACGCTAAAAAATATGGTGTGCCACAAAATAGAGAAAGGGTTTTTATAATTGGTATAAGAGATGATTCAGATAATACTTTTACTTTTCCAAAAGAACAACATCTAACAAAAAAACTAAAAGATGTATTAGAACATGATGTAGATGAAAAATATTTTTTGAGTGAAAAGATTATTAGTGGTTTTATAAAGCATAGCCAAAGGCACCAGCAAAAAGGAACTGGTTTTAAATGGCAACCAAAAGCAGAAGATGATGTAGCTAATGCTTTAAGAGCAAATGGTGCATTATGTCCAACTGATAATTCAATACAAGTAAAATCAGCTAATAAAAAAGGCTATAAAGTACCAACAGATCAAGACTTTTTTATTTTAGGATACACAAGAGATGAAAAAGGAAAAGTGATAAAAAGAAACAAATTAAATCATGCGAATACTATTCATAGTTCAACTGGCGCCGGCGGTAATACAGATCAATTTGTGTGCATTGGTGCTATGAGAGGTCGTGGTGATAATAATGAGCAACAATTAGAAGAAAGAAAAGATGGCTTGAGTAATTCTATAATTACAGATCAGAAAGATAATTTAGTAATTGTTACTAAGAACGAAAGAGTAAACCAAAACTATAAAAAGCATAAAAACGAAATAGAAAAAGGCGATTTTATGGATAGTTACAATCAGACAATACATAAAGAAATAATTCCTACAATTACAAGCAGAATAAGCGGTAGCAATAATTATCATATATATGAAGGATTAGTTATCGATGATGAACCTTTAGAAAAAAAAGGCTATCATAATAATATAAGACGTTTAACACCAAGAGAATGTTTTAGGCTAATGGATTTTCCAGATACGTTTAAATGGTCAGTATCAAATAGCCAAGCTTACAAGCAAGCTGGAAACTCTATTGTTGTCAATGTACTCGCTGAAATAATAAAAAAACTAAAATTATGATAAAGCCAGAATGGCATTTTTTGCTAAATATTAAAAACTAAATTATGAAAACAAAAACTAGAAGAAAAAACAAAAAACTATCAGAATCTGATATTGCTTTTATGTTAGAAAACCGAACAACAATGCCGGTCAATGAGATTGCCAAAAAAATAAATAGACCAGGCCCAACTGTTAGAGCGTATTTTAAAAGAAATAATCTTGATATATATACTGTGTTGGATGATGATGGCAAAAAATACATTGATGATAATTATTTCTTTAAAACATATAAAGAAATAGCTGATGATCTTAATGTTAAAGTTCATGTGATTAGAAATTATTGTTCTAGACACAATTTAGTAAAACGGATAAGGCCGAAATACGTCAAGCCAGAAAACATCAAGCCGTTATCGTGGGCCGCAAAGATTCATCAAGAAATTAAAAAGGTAGCAATATGATCTTGTTTTTACAGATAATTTTTGCGATTTTATTTTTTACATTATTTTTAAAAGAAGATTAGACTATGATACAACAAAAACAAGCGCAGCAATTTATCGATAAAAATTTTTCTGTAATTCCTTGCGATCTAAAGAAAAAACCAGCTTTACCAAGTTGGAAAAAGTACCAAAAGGCTAAAATGAGCGAAACGGAAGTTGTGCAATATTTTGGAAAATCGGAAATGATTGGTGTTATCTGCGGATCAATTAGCGGAAACCTAGAAGTAATTGATATTGACGATGCCAGCGTATTTCCTCAATTTTACGATGCGATATTAAATTACTTTGATGGCAATGGTCACATGATATTAACTGTCAAGACAAAGAAAGGCTATCATATCTATTTCAGAAATGATTTTGATATGGCTAATCCGCCGGATGATATTAGTTGCGGAAATTTAAAATTAGCGCAAAAGAAGAAAGCCAACAATGTAATTCCAGTTAGAATTGAGACTAGAGGACAAGGCGGTTATGTCATCGCTCCTCCATCTCCAAATTATTCTGTTATGTACGGCGCAAGCTTAGATAATATTCCAAAATGGTCAAGATTTGATAGAAAAGCGATTTTTGATATTGCTAAAGATTTCAACGAATATCAAGCGCCAAGCGTAAAGAAATCTGAGCCGGCATACATACCAAGAACAGATAAGGATTATCGCTTAACATCTTGGACAGATTACAATGCGAAAGATGATTGGATGAACGAATTAGATAATGCTGGATTTAGTTTTGTTTATGAAGATAATCAGCGTTCGTATTGGTTAAGGTCTGGAGAAACTGATGCCAAGTATAGCGGAAATTTCCACAAAGAAAAGCGGCTTTTTAAAGTGTTTTCATCTTCTACAGTTTTTGAGCCGGAGCAACCTTATTCGCCGTCAGCTTTAAGGTGTTTAGTGCGTTATGGAGACACATCAAAAGATAGTATGGCTAATAATGCCAAAGATTTATATAACGATGGATACGGCGAACAATGGGATGCCGGTGCAAGTAGTTTAATAGAAAGGATAAAAACTAAATATGCTGAATTGCCAACTGCATCACATGATACTATAATGGATTTAATGGCAATTGATTTATCTGCTTACTCAACAGATTCAACCGATCAGCGCCAGATTATTAACGCTGGCAAAGATGCTTTTAAGAAAGAAAAGACAAAAGCCGATAACAAGCAATATGATACAATAGAGCAGCATATTCAAACTATTGGATTAATTACCAACTTAATGACTAATAGGGTTGAAACAAAAGATTTTACGCAATTAAAGGAAAGAGATTATGTATCTATATATCTTGACATTGTAAAAGACAATCCAAAAATTAGTAAACAATTAGTATATGACTATATAGAATCTGATAGATTGCCAAGTTATCATCCTTTTGAAAAGTATTTTGATTCACTTACTGCAATTGAACCAGTAGGCGAAAAATCAACTATTTATAAATTATTTGATTCGCTGAATGTAGAATTTGATAATAATGAAGAAAAGAAACTTTGCTTTAATCTTTTTACTAAGTGGCTCCTGCAATTTCTTACATCTGGTTATCAAGTATCAGCGGCCGAACTTATGTTGGTGCTTACCGGCAAGATGAACAATGGAAAGACTTACTTTTTTAAAAATCTATTGCCTAAGTCATTAGATAAGTACTTTATTACTATAAAAGACTTTCCTCGCAAAGATGAGGATGCCAAAGCGATGATGTGCGAAAATATATTAGTCTTACGTGATGATATAACCGGAACTGGCAGCAAAGACAAAGATTGGATTAAATCTGTATTATCTTCTGAGACACTTACCTTTAGAGCGCCATATCAGCGCAGTACAGACACTCATAGGCGTTATGCGGTACTATGTGCCACAACCAATGATAATAACGTGCTTGGCAGCGACGAAAGGGACAATAGGCGAGTATTTCCGCTAAAAGTAGATGATAGGAATCAAGAAGCATTTGATGCGATACAAGAAAGCGGAATAGATAAACTTTGGGCAGAACTGAAATATTTGTTCGATAATGCAAAAGATAAAACGATGTTGACCAGTACGACACATAAAGAGATGGAGTATTTATCTACAAGAGATGATCTTAAAGAAATTGATTTGGTTAAAGAATTTTTGATTGAGAATTTTGAACATAGTGAAGATGATTTTACTACTACTTATGAAATTAAAGAACTGTTAACAATTCATAGGTATGAATGTTCTGGTCAAATAATAGGAATAAAACTTAAAGAAATAGGTTTTGAAAAAGGAAAAAGAAAACGTTTTAAATCTATTACTGGTAATAATGTTCCGGTGAGTTGTTGGAAAATAAAAAAAATTGATCCCAATTTAACTTCTTATCAAACAGAATTTAAAATAAATAATATAAATCATATAGATAATATAGATGAAATTATGCCATTTTAATCTTTGTTTTGTACATATTGTACATATGCAGTACATATAATTATTTTATCTATGTACTCTTTGAAACCTTATGTATACTTAAGTTTAAGTCATATTGTACATATTGTACATAAAATATATATATATATTTATATAAAAAGCGTATATATATATATATATACATACATATACAGTTGTATATACTAATAGTATTTTTAACGTACTGAGAGTACAATATGTACACAATTAAAAAAAGACATTAAATAATAAATATTTATATTTGTATGCCATCAATGAACAAGCGGTCAAGAAGGACTAAACCAAAGCCAACAAAGCGCAAATCCAACCATGACACAAGCGTATATCATTCGATGGATTGGAGAAAGCATAGTAAGCAATATAGATCAGATAATCCTCAATGTGTTGTATGTGGTGCAAAGGCTAGATGTGTTGACCATATTATTCCAGTAAGAATCGGAGGATCATTCTGGGACATCCGCAACCATCAATCATTGTGCAATGGTTGTCATGCGAAGAAATCTAGCGATGAATCAAGAGATATATACATAAATAGCGTTAAGAACATAGACCAAGAATTAATTCCTCATAGGGGGGCATCTTGGAAATGCAATTAGCGGGAATCTGTGTAAACGGCCGCATAACACGACACAAATTTTTTATATTTTTTGACTATAGGGGAACTTTACAAACATAAAAACTATGATAAATATAACACACAATGAGAATTGCCTTGATACAATGGCAAAAATGGAAGATAAATTAATAGATTTAACTGTCACTTCTCCACCTTATGACAATTTAAGGGATTATAATGGATATAGCTTTGACTTTGAGAGCATAGCAAAAGAATTATATAGGGTTACAAAAGAAGGTGGTGTGGTGGTTTGGATAGTAGGAGATGCTACAATTAAAGGAAGTGAAAGTGGTACAAGTTTTAAACAAGCATTGTATTTTATGGAATGTGGGTTTAGACTACACGACACAATGATTTATAAGAAAAATAGTTATCCATTTCCTCCAAGTAATAGGTATTATCAGCAATTTGAGTATATGTTTATTTTAAGTAAAGGCAAGCCTAGTGTTTTTAATGGATTAAGACAACAGACAAAATGGAGAAAAAAAAGCAAAGAAATATCGACAACAAGACAAAAAGACGGTTCTACTAAAGAAATGAAGTATGATAAAGGAAAAGAAGATAGATTAAAAGATAATGTTTGGGATATAAATACTGGATATATGAGAAGTACTAAAGACAAAATAGCTTACAGTCATAGCGCAATATTTCCAGAACAACTTGCAAATGACCATATAATAAGCTGGAGTAACGAGGGCGATTTAGTTTACGATTGTTTTATGGGAAGTGGAACGACTGCGAAGATGGCTATACTTAATAATAGAAATTATATAGGTAGTGAAATGAGCGAAGAGTATTGCGAGATAATAAAAGAAAGACTTAAACAACATCAACAAATATTAAGAATTTTTTAAAATCAACAAAAATGGCATTAAAAAAATTGAAAGCAAACAATCCAACAGAAGATGAATTAATAAAAAGAGCGCAAGAAGATCAAAGAATATATGATCAAATAGTTGCTGAGTTAAAAGATTCGATTGACATCAAACGAGATACTATTTCTTTATCTATCCTGGCGCAAGCGATAAACACAATTAATCTTTGCAACAAAGAGCTTGAAGATGGTGGATTGACATTTGTAGCCGGTAATGATTACAGACAAGTTCGGCCAGAGGTGGCGATAAAGAATAAAGCAATTGCAACAGTTATAAAATTATCTTCGCTTTTCGGATTATCTCCAAAGGATAGAATATTAATGAACAAAGATGCGGCCAAGATGAATGTAGTTGATGAGGCTGGAGATGATTTATAAAAACTTAAATAATATGAAACCAAACTTTAAAGACAACAAAAGCGGAAAAGATATTTATATTGCCAGAGTGCGAACAAAAATTATAAATGGCGCAAGGAAATACTTTGATGATAAATGGCAGCCATTAGATGTCACTAAGCTAGGCAAAGTGCAAAATATTGGAGTAATGACTGAAACAAAAAACAGAATATGAAAGCACAAGAAAGAAAAGCGTATCCGGTATATAGCGGACTAGTAAAATATTTCCCATTAGCGTTAATTGAAATTTCAAGATGCAGTCAAGTAGGGAATGATCAGCATCATCCAGATACAGAATTGCATTGGGACAGAGAAAAGTCTGGCGATGAATTAGATGCCATGATGCGTCATTTGATAGACCATTCAAGCGGTGATATATATGACGATGATGGTGTTCGACATATTTGTAAAGTAGCTTGGAGGGCATTGGCGGCATTGCAAAAAGCGGTAGAATTAGATATAGAATTAAAAATAGAAAAATTATAATTTTGCAATATGAGTAATAAAGTAGAAAAAGGTGAAATAGTTTTTTGTGATTTAACAATAATTCATAAAAATATTAAACACAAGATAGAAAAAGTAGTTTATAAAAATGATGGATGTTTGTTTTACAAAAGAAGTTATTTAGAAAAATTAAAAATTAAAGTACCTGTAAAAATTGAAGATATAAAAGTTATATCTAGATTAGGTTTTGAAAAAAAATCAAAAGATTTCACAGAAGTAAAAGCAAATAATGAAAAACGTAATAAAACAACAGGAGCATATGAATAATTTAGAACTGAATAAAATATACAATGAAAGTAATTTAGTTACAATGTCTAAAATGCAAGATGATTTTGTAGATATTGTTATCACATCACCTCCTTATAATTTAGGTAAAGGTAGAGCATATAAAGGTGGGTTAGATTATGATGAATATGATGATAATCTAAATAAAGAAGATTATTTTAAACAGACAAAAATCTGGATTGATGAATTAATAAGAGTTACAAAATATCATATTTTTTGGAATGTACAAGAAGTTGGAGGCAATAAAGGAATTATATCATTTATAATGAACGAGTATAAAGATAATATAAAGGATATTTTTATATGGGCAAAAAAAAATCCAGCTCCTCATGTAGTGCCAACAATGTGTTCTTTAGGTTATGAATATATTTTTTGTATATCAAATGATCATCCAGAGAGCAGAAAGTTTAATTATTGTAATTTTTCAAATAGAAATGGCGGTAAGGATGTGCAGTCAAATGTATTAATAAAAAATTCTAATTCTGGCAATATAGAAACTAAAGGACATTCATTTGCTTTTGGCGATTGGTTACCAAACCATTTTATAAATTACTTTAGTAAAGAAGGCGATTTAGTTTATGATCCATTTATGGGAACTGGAACAACTGCAAAATCTGCTCACATTTATAAAAGGAACTGGATTGGCAGCGAGTTAAGTAAAGAATATATAGAGATAGCAAATAAAAGACTTGTGCCATATTTAACTCAATATGTTTTATTTTAGAATATGAATAAAAAACTAGATGAGTAAAAAACTATATCATACTTTTATTTCTGATGTAATATCTGGCAAGAAGTTGTCTTGTAAATTTGTCAAGCAATCGGTTGATCGTCATGTTAATGATTTAAAGAAAAAAGATTTTGATTATAAATTTGACGAAGATAAAGCTGATAGAGTAATAAGAATCATAAAACGATTAAGACATACCGGCGGATCATTAGCCAATCAGCAATTTGATCTTCAGCCATTCCAGGCCTTTATGATAGCGAATATATTTGGATGGGTAAGAAAGGATGATGGACTAAGAAGATTTAAAAAAGTATATATAGAAACTGCTAAGAAATCTGGAAAGTCTGAATTTATGGCAGCTTTGCAAGTTTATATGGCTTTTTATGATCGTGAAGAAGGGGCGCAAGTTTATACTGCTGCAACAAAAAGACCACAAGCGGATCACGTTTTTCGGCCAGCAAAGATAATGATGCGAAAACTTAGCGAAGAATCGCCAAAGGTCAATTCTATTTGTAGGGTAATGCGAAATGAAATACAAAACAAATCCACGAATAGTTTTATAAAAACTTTGACATCAGATTCAGCGACAGAAGATGGAATGAATGTTCATTGCGGTGTAGCTGATGAATACCATGCTCACACATCAGATGCGATTCTTGCCAATATGGAATCTGGCGCAGTATCTAGAGAACAAGCATTAATTATGATTATTACAACTGCTGGATTCAATAAAAATGGGCCATGTTATGAATATCGCAAAAATGTAGTTGAGCCATTGTTGGATGGTGCATTTGAATTGGAATCTTTGTTTGCGATTATTTTTACAGTTGATGAAGAAGATGCCGAAAAGTTTGACAAGTTAGAAATTCAAGATATTACAAAAGACAATCTAAAAGAATGGGAAAAAGCCAATCCCAATATTGGAATTACTCCAAAATGGCAACCTTTAATTCAGCAAGCTATTGAGGCAAAAAAGAAAGGTGGTCAAGCAATAGTTAACTTTAAAACTAAGTCGCTTAATATATGGGTTGATAGTGCCAAGCAATGGATTGCAAGTAAAGATTGGAATTCGTGCGGCGCATATTTTAACATCGAAGATTTTAAAGGCCGCAGATGTTATGGCGGTCTTGATTTATCTAAAGTCGAAGATTTAACGGCATTTAGTTTATTATTTATTCCAACAGATGATGAATTTCTAGAATACTATTCTGCAATAGACAGAAATAGACCAAGATTAGACAATGAAGAAATAACTCGTGAAGAATATGATGTACTAATTCCAAACCTAAAATTCCATACGCATACATTTTATTACTGTCCGGAGTCAAAAATTAACGGAACAGACTGGACAGATGGGGTTGATTACCAAAAATGGGTTGATGAGGGCTATATAAATGCCACAAGCGGCAATGTAATAGATTACGAGTATATTCAGCGAGATATTGAGAAATGCGCTGAGATGTACGATATTCAGTATATAGAGTATGACAGATATTTATCTCATTTATTAGTACCAAATTTAATAGATAAAGGCATCAATCTTGATCCATTTGGTCAAGGATTTGCAAGTATGTCGCAACCTTGTAAGGATTTATTCACAATGGTAAAGGCTGGCAGCATAATCCACAATAATAATCCGATAACGGAATGGCATATTAGAAACGCAATTACAAGCACCGATCCAGCCGGCAACATAAAGATTGATAAACAGAAAGGATCAAATAAAGTCGATGGAGTTGTTGCGATGGTGATGGCGATTGGCGGATATACCAAAGATATAAATGAATACAAGCCAGATACGGCCATTGCTTTACTTGATGGCGAAATCCCAATTTATGACTAATAATATACTAACAAAACAAGGCTACTTTAGTGAATATTATTCTTTGTATACAGAGGAAAAATATCAATACCAGATTTGGATGAAATTGGAATCAAGATTGATGGAAAAGTATGGTGTACAAAGATATGAAACTATTGAAGCATTCAGAATGGCAAAACGTAGATATGAAAAAGATTTGAGAATGTAACATTTGTTATGTTTTGTTTTGCTTTGGCTTGTATATTTGCATACAAGCAACAAGCAATCAATGGCGAATTTTATATCCAGGCTTTTCACTACCAAGCCAAAAAAGGTAGAATCTAGGTCGTTTGTCGATATGGGTTCTTTTGGAGTGCCAAGTATTGGGCCAATGGCTATTGATACATCTGGAGCATTAAAGATTGACATAGTTTATTCTGTCATTAAAGTAATATCAGAATCTTTTGCAAGTTTACCCACAAAAATATACTCTAGAAAAGGCGAATTAATTACAGTTGAGCGAGATCATGACCAATATGAACTTCTCAAATCCAATCCAAGCCGATTATATACATCTTATTCTTTCAAGAGATCAATGGCGGTCAACCAGTTGATTTTTGGAAATGCTTATGCTAAAATTATTAGAAATAATAATGGAAGGCCAATATCATACAGAATATTAGATTCAAAGAATACAATGCCATTTTTAGTGCTTTACGAAGATGGCACAGAAGATATCTGGTATAAAAACTGGCAAGATAATGAAATCGTAAAGGGCGAAGATATGATTCATTGGGCGGATTTGTCTAGTGATCCATGTTTTGGAGTTTCTAGAATCAGCAATCATGCGGAATTATTAGGAATGTCAAAGGCATCTTTAGAATATAGGAACAAATTATATTCCAATGGTTTAAAAATTAGCGGAACAGTCAGCTACCCAAAAGAAGCAAATATAGGAAATGACCAACTTAGAGAATTAAGGGCATCATTCCAGGCTATTTATGGCGGTGTCCAAGATGGTACTAAGGTTGCTTTCTTAAATGACGGCGGAAAATTCGAGCCAATTTCGTCCTCAATGAACTTTGCTGATCTTCAGCACATACAATCCGAACAATTCACACGAGAATCGATTTTGGCTTTATTTCTTACACCGGCTGGAAAATTAGGAATGGGAGATTCTAAATATAACAATTTGGAATCTATGTTAACAGATTTTGATAAGAATGTAATTACGCCGCTTTGCGTTAGTTGGGAACAAGAACATAATAGAAAAATATTTAGACCATCAGAAATGAAAACGCATTATGTAAAATGTATTATTGATGCAGTAAGTAGAGCGGATTTAGACACAAGGTCGCAATATTTTGACCGCGCTATAAAAGGAGGCCAAATGACAATCAACGAAGTAAGGTCTAAGAATGATTTAAATCCAGTTGCTGGCGGCGATGAAATTTACATTCCGGTTAATAATGTTTTTCCAATGTCGCAAATGGATAAATATCTAGATAATTTTGTACCAAAAAAATCAAATAATAATGAGTAAAACGATAAACTTAGAAAGGTCAGTAAAAGCGAGAGCGATTGATGGCCTAGATAGAACATACGATTTTGTAATTTCTACGGAGGACAAAGATATGCATGGCACAAGGTTTTTAGCTGATGGAATTGATTTATCTAGATATGCAAATAATAATATAGTGACATATGGACATCCAGACTTTAATAGTAGTAATCCGGATGAAGTAATTGGAACAAGCGAAGTAAGAACTGAAGGGACAAATACAATTGCAAGATTGACACTAGAGCCAGAAGGCGATAATCCGATAGCGGATAAAGTAGCTAGAAAGATAGAAAACGGAACTTTAAAAATGGCATCCATTAGAGCGATACCAACAGAAGCAAGATATGAAGATGATGAAGATGAAGATCGTGGTCGCATAAAAGTTTTTACAAGGTGGTCATTGATTGATTGGGGTGTTGTATCACATGGATCAAATCCATCAGCTTTGGCCAGGTCTATTAATGAGGCGGCGGATTCGCTGATAGTGGTCGAAAAAGAAACAAAAGAAGAAAATCAATTGGGCCGAATCGCTCAATTGATGGAAATAGAATTATTATAATTTTTTTTAATTAAACAAACCAGATACATGAAAAATCTGAATGAATTACTAGAAGCTAGAGAGGCTCTAGACAACAAGACTGCTGATCTGCTTACTATTGTAAGGGGTTCAGATACAGTTGAAAAACGTGAACTCACAGAAGAGGAGAGCACGAATTGGGAATCTTTGAAAGACGAAAAAAGATCGTTGGACAAACAAATTGAATTAGCAAAAGAGATGCAAGCAGAAGAAAGAATCTTAGCTAGAAAGGCGGCACCAAAGCAGCCGAAAAGAACACCAGAGCAAAAACTAGCGGCGGATATGTCTGTTGTGCGTGGTATTCAAAATCTAATGAACAACAAGCCATTAGAAGGTGCAGAAGCTGAAGCACACCAAGAAGCACAGAACGAAGCGAGATCAATGGGTCTTAATTTTTCTGGAAACTTTCAAATTCCATCTGTAGTAGCTAGAGCAAATACTGCAACTGGAGCAACAAATGCTGGTGGAGTATCTCCATTGATTAAAGATGATGTTTCTGAGCTTGTGCCGTTCCTTACTCCAAAACTATTTTTGGAAGAATTAGGTGCTACAATGATGAGAGGTTTGCAGTCAAACTTTAAAATTCCAATTGGTAACACTTTGACACAAGCGAATTGGGCAACTGAGACGGCAGCAGCTACAGAGTCAACTCCAATCCTTAGAGAAGAAACGGCAAGTCCAAACAGATTAGCGGCTTTCACTAAATTTTCTCGCCAAGCATTACTTCAGCCAGTAATTGCAATTGAAAATATGGTACGTGAGCAACTACTTGGAGCAGAAGCAAGAGCGGTTGAATACGCTGCGGTAAATGGTTCTGGAACTGGATCAACTCCAGAAGGAATATTAGTTAATTCAGATGTAAATACTGTTACAACTGGCGGAACTTTGACTAGAGCGCATCTTATAGCAATGAGAAAAGCTATCCAATCAAATAACGCTGACAAAGGGACAATGAGTTATCTCACAAATCCAGATGTTGAGGCTTACTTGAATGGTCTTTTACTTGATGCTGGAAGTGGAAATTTTGTTTGGCCTACTGATATGCCAGAAAAATTAATGGGATACAAAGCTTGTACATCTACTTTAGTACCTAATAATCTAGGCGCTGGAACTGATAAGTCATCAATTATATTCGGTGATTTCTCAAAATTATTCATCATGCAATGGGGCGGACGTTCTATTTCTGTTGATCCTTACACTAGCCTAAAAGCGGCGCAAGTTGAGGTTGTATTAGATTCATACTACGACATAAAAGTAGTAGAGCCAAAAGCATTCTCAATAGCGGTTGATATAACTGCATAAATTTTTGCAATTGATAGCGGCATCGTGGAATTATCTGCGGTGCTGCTATTTTAAAAAATAAAAAAATATGTTTTATAAAGCATTAAAAGGTTTGACTTGTGAGCCATACAACCGAGCAATAACTGCTGGATGTGAATTTGATAATGGTGTAGAAAAACTTTCTAAAGATTTAATTGACCAGGCTATTTCTGAAAAGAAAATTATTCCGGTACAGAAAGCGGCAAAAGTTGAGAAAGCAAAACCAAAAACGATAAAGAAGAAAAAATAAATGGCAGCTACAAGCACAGATATAATCAATCCAATAGAACCGGTATCATCTGATTTTATCAAAACTCACATGAGAATTGATACAACAAACGAAGATGATAATATTGATAAGTTCATTAAATGGGCCAGAAAAGCGGTAGAAAAGGATGGAAATATTACGCTTGTACAAAAGTCTGTTAAGATGCAATTTGAGCATCCGGTAACAAAGTATTATTTGAAATTTGATACGCAAGAAACTGCAATTGTATCAATGTCTTATCTAGATGAAGATGGGTTGCTTGTAGCGGTAACAGATAGCGTTTTGCACAATAATTCTTTACCTAATTATGTGGTCGCTGATATTCCAAAATTAGGAACAGACATAAAAATAGAATACCTAGCTACACCAGCGCCAGATCATCCAATTGCCGCAGCGATAGTTGAAAAATTGGTAATGATGTTTTCGTATAATGTCAAAGTGAAAAAGGAAGCTGGATTAGCTTATAAAGAAATAATTGATGAACTAGGTGTAAAGTTTTTTAATTAGATGATGCAAACGGCAGAAAGAGAAATGGACAAGCGCATCCAAATAGTACCAATGGTGGAAAGCGTAGTTGAGGGTCAAGTGACTAGGGCAAAAGGCACACCAGTTAACAGATGGGCGAGTATGTATCAGCAGATTGGAAAAGAGATGTTGGAAAATGGGAAAACAACTGGAACGGATAGAATTTATTGGACATTAAGAAAAGATACGACACTTTTTAATATTACTGGACTTGTGACTTATAATAGTAAAGATTATGAAATTACTTCTGTTCGTGAATTGGACAATTACACAATGCAGATAATTTGCTATATTAAATTTTAAAAATGGACTATATTGTAAAACATATCACTAATACTTTGATAGCGGCTGGAGTGCCAGCTACTAAATATATTGTTCCGCAGAATTATGATATAGCTGCGGCAGATTATAAAGCGGTGACAGTCAATTCTATATCTGACGAAGGCGATGGAACAAAGGACACAATTGGGCATGAAGATAAAAGCCATACAATTAGGATTGATATTTTTACAAAATCGGCAAGTGATAAAGATGTAGTATATTACGATGTAACAGATGCAATTGTAACAATTACAACCTATAGTATTAGATACTTAGAAAAAGTTGATTTGTATCACGAGGACGATGATATGTATCATCAAGTAATTGAATACCTTGTAAAAGAAAAATAGATGGCTAATACAATAAAAGATATTGGATTACAAATTAATGTGATTAATAATAAGTTAGCAAGATTGCCAAAGCATCTTAAAAAAGCAAAGAGGAGAGGACAATTATTAGCTGGTAGAAAAATGGTTAAAGAAATAAAAGTCCATGTTCCAAAAGATACTGGTAATTTAAAAAAATCTGTTGGAAGAATAATGGGTTTAAAAAGAACAAAAAATACTTTTATCGGCATAAGAGGTGGTAAGAAATATAAGAACGATGGATGGTATGGTAGATTAGTTGAATTTGGTAATTATGGAAAAAGTGGAACACCATTTTGGGGTAAAGCAGTTAGAGCGGCAAAACCAATCGGAGCAGCGATTTTAACGTCAGCGGCAAAGAACGGATTTGATGGTTTTAAAATAGAAAACGAAAAATAATATGGAATTCGTAAAAGTAAAATTGATAAAAAGCTGGGGAGAAAATGACTATTACAAAGCTGGAAATGTTGTAATAGTTTCAGCTGATGTAGGAAAAATGATGACAGAAGGGCCAAACAAATATGGTCATTTAATAGATAACGATAACGACAAAATCTTAGATGAATACTTTTTATCTAAAGATGAAGAAGAATAATTAACAACTTTTTTTTAAATAATTTAAATTATAAAATAATGGCAGTACAAGATGGTAGAGCACTAAGAATCAAGATCGGCGGATCGGTGATTGCTCTTGCAACAAGTTGCTCGTTGTCTATAACTGGCGACACTTTAGAAACGGCAACAAAAGACGATACTGGAAAGTGGAAGTCTAAAGTATTAAGCGGATTATCTGCAACACTTACTCATAGTGGTTTGCTCGGAGTATTACATTCAGACTTATCAGCGCATTGGGCAAGTTTAACGGCTGGTACAGAGTTTTCTTGGGAATTTACTGATAGTGTAGCAACACACAATAAATTTTCTGGAACTGGATTCTTTTCTGGATTAAGTATTGAAGCAGCAGATTTGCAAAATGTAACAATTGAACTTCCAATTGAAGTAACTGGAGAAGTTACATTGGCAGCATATACATAATAATATTTCCCAGACATCAATTTGGTGTCTGGGTATATTTTAACTTTTTAAAAATTGCAAAATGAATACAATATTGATCAACGGAGTTGTTAGGCCGTACAAAAAAACTAACAGAGCTTTAAGAAGATTGGAGGCAAAAGGCATCGATCTAACTGGTTCAAAAAACCAAGTGAATCTTATGATTCACCTAGCTTATGAAATGGTAAAAGAAGGACATTTAGTTTCTAAAGATTTAGAAAAAGGAAAATGGACTATGACATTAGAGCAATTTGAAGCGTATGATGCTGAGGAGGAATTTATCCAAGAGATAACAGAAAAAGGATTAGCAGACGAAAAAAAGCCGCTTTCCTCTTATCCGGAGAATGGCGTGAATGTAGTTTCGCAGAATTTGACAGACGAGGGGATATTGCAGACGATACCGAAAGCGCCGCCAAAAGTGGTATAGATAGATTGTTGATTTCTGCTATTTCTGCTGGAATTTCTGTTGAAGAATATGACACAATGGATATCTTAGAAATAGCATATACAATTGAAGGAAACAAGGAGCGAATGTACAATGAGTTGTATTACCAAAGATATATGACATGGATACAGATGAAGCCACATATCAAAGAAAATACTTTAAAAACTCCGCAAGAATTGTTTGAATTGCCGATAGACAAAAAGCCAGAAGTAACAACTAGAGCGGATGTTGAAAAGATGCAAGAAATGTGGAAAGAATCAGATTCTAAGAAGTGGGATAAAATTAAAAAAGTTTTTTAAATAAATAAAGATGGCTGGCAAATTAGGTAATTTAATAATTGGCATAGGATTAGATTTAAAAGGATTATCTAAAGACTTAAATAGAGTTAGCTATAAACTAAATCGGCAAGCTAGTAAATTAAAAAGTGCTGGGTCTGCTATGAGTTCAGCAATAACTCTTCCTTTACTTGCTATCGGTGCGACTGGCATTAAGATGTCTTTGGACTTAGAAAAAAGTCTAAACAAAATCACAAATCTTGTTGGAGTAAGTTCTGGAGACTTAGCAAAATACAAAAAAGACTTAGTAATAATCAGCAATGAA